TTCACTCTATTCCTTTTATGCCCAGTTAGTCTCCATCCCCTGTGAGAAGGAGCCGTTGTACCCACACTCAAAGCAGTGTGGGCGAGGTTGCTGCCCGTTCACCCGAGCCGCACCAGCGGAGCGACCGGAGTAGGCAGTGTAACCCGTGGTGCTACCGCAGTCAGGGCACGCCATGTTGCCCTCCATACGGTGCGCTTCCCCACCACGCCAGAGACGCATGGCTTCACCCATACTGACCTCTGCGTTGGGGTCCCTGTTGGGATCAAGAACCTGCTGACGCTCCCCCTGATTGAGCGGTACGCCCGACATATCAGGTTGTACCTGTTGCTGTTGGACAGGCTGAGGCTGTACCTGCTGGGGCTGTGCTGGGGGAATATGTATACCGTACCTAGGGGGCTGTTGGGTGTTGAGTTTGTTAGCCCACCAAGAAGCGCTATTGGTCATCGTCGGGTTCCTTTAACCACTTCTCTATGTTCTTGAAAAGGTCGGTTGCCTTCTGGTCAAAGTCCTGCTCAGTAGACAACTTAATGTCAGGAATATCTGGCTGCTCTAGTATAGATATAACACCAGCATCTTCTAGTTGCTTCATGGATGATACCAAGAATGAAACGAGTTCATCAAGGCGCTCCATGCCCTCACCGGCGTCCATCTCCATGTCGGGGTCGATGTACCGTAGCATCCACCAAGAGCAGTTGGCCATAACCGTGCCCGCTTTTCCGGCCTGCAACCTGAGCCAGAACGACAATATGTCACGAAGTTCTATCTCTGTTACATCGTTATCAGGGGGCAGGAAGTTAGCCTGATCGCTAGCAATCTCATGGCCCTCCATCGGGGACAGATACAAGTAGAAGTTACGCTGATACCTGCGTAACTCATCCTTGGTAAACGGGTGTTCCTCGTTCATGTCTATCCCTTCGCCTCCACCCAAGACTGAGCGCTGTGGGCTTCGACTTCTAGTTCAACGCCCATGATAACCTTACCATTCCCCATCGCTGTCTCAACGACTACTCGCCAATGGGGGGCTTGATCTATAGGAACGATGACTACAAGTTCGTCGTGTACCTGTACAGCCATCTTACACTCTGGGTAAGGCAGAGCCGTGGACACGTCCACCATGGCCTGCTTACATATCTCAGATGCTGTGCCCTGAATGATGGCGTTGATTGCCTGTCGTTCCGAGCGAGCACGGGAGGCAAAGTCATCTGATGCCAAGTCGGGCACACGCCTACGCCTGCCGTACATGGTCTCCACGTAGCCCTGACGGCGTGCCTTAGCGAGGACTTTGTTCTTCCAGTCAGTCAGCGCCGCATACCCAGCGTTGTAGTTATCCACGACAGTGCGTGCTTCATCCAGAGACAACTGACCACCAGTGGCGTCAACAAGGCGCTTAGGGCCACCGCCATAACCCATGAGGAAGTTAGGAACTTTTCCGTAGATGTTTCGTTCCTCACCAGTCACCTCCTCCGGTGGTTTCCCTAGAATAACACTGGCAGTACCTGCATGTACGTCAATGTTCTCTGAGAAGATATGGAGAAGTTTGGGGTCCTGCGAATACATAGCCATGATTCGCATCTCAATCTGAGAGTAGTCAGCCACCACCAGCGTCTTGTCCTCGTCAGCCACGAACAGACCACGTACTCTGCCGTCTCTGGGGATGTTCTGGAGGTTGGGGTCGCTCGCTGACAGTCGTCCGGTGGCTGTGCGGTGTAGGTGGAACTGCGGATGGAGGCGGTCCTTGTGGAGCAGGGGGATCAGCCCGTCCACGTAGGTAGTCTTCATCTTCTTGAGTTCGGCGTACTCCATGAGCAGGTCCACCACGGGGTGCTTGCCCTGTAAGGAGCGGAGGGAGTCCTCGTCCACGCTGGGCTTACCCTTGTTGGTGGTCTTCTTTGGAGTAAGACCCAGCCCGCCCTCACGCTTTTTGTTGAACAGCAACTGCGACTTGTGGACGTTGGAGTCAGGGTTGAACCCTACGGGAGCGTACGAGGCGATATCAATAATCTTTGTATTGATATCGGCATCCAGTTCCTTGCTCAGTTTGGTCATGGCCCGCCGGTGTACCCGGATGCCATTCATCTCCATCTGCGCCAGCACCGGCAGGACATCAAGGTCCAGATACAGCGCCTTGAGTAGCGACGAGTCCTTGGCGATGTGATTGTAGAGCGTCCTGTACGCCAGCCACGCCCACCTCACGTCGTAGTGGACGTACCTACACGCCCTGCTGAACGGCTCCGTGGTGATGGTCTTACCGATCTTGCCGTCCCTGTGGTAGGGGTCGAAGTTGAAAACCTTGTCCAGAATAGATACCAGCCGGTAACTGGTCAGGTTCTCGTTAGCGATGTGCATCAGCACCTGCGTGTCGATGTACCTGCCTTTAGGTAGTTCGCCCCCGTAGTACTTCGCTACGGACTTGCAGTCGAACTTGATGTTCTGGTTGACCTTGACGATATCCTCACTCATGAAGATTGGTTCCAGAGCGGTGAACACCTGCTCCTTAGTCAACTGCTCAGGTGGGTCGGAGAACTCTGCTGGAATGAAGTACTTAGACTTCGCCAAGGACTCCTTACCGCTAGCGAGGATGGCCCTGTATCCCGGTGGGGGCACGGTGTCCCCATCCCCGCGACGCTCAGGTACGACCACCTCGCCATTAGGGTGGCCCATAGGAATAGCCCATGACCTGCCCTGTACAGCGATGCCGATCCAGAACACATCGTTACGCAGAGTGTCCAGCGCTACGTTGCCACGCCACTTATCCTCAATGGCCTGACGAGACCTCTGAATAGTGGTGGGATGCGTAGCCTTGAGTGAGGCTTGCTTCTCCTTCCACTCTTCTTCCACGAGGGCCATCACGTCGGAGTGACGTTCGATGTTGCCCCGTGTCTCTACGTCGAAGCAAAAGGCACCCTCTTCCTGTACCGCCTCAACAATGTGATTTAGTTCCTCTAAAGTGTGAACGGAGGGTGCCATCGGCACCCTCCGTTCACTAGTCGTTGAGTCTGACATGGATCAGTTGTAGGTCAGGTCCTCTGCGGCGATCTCAACAAGGGTCTTACGGTTAGGAATGGGCACGATGCTCTCGTCGTACTTCTGTGCGGTAACGGCAAGCAGACCGCTTTCGCTAAGAGGAGTGATGTTCCACTCCTCTTCCAAGTCCCGCTCACGGACCATCTGATGGTTGGTCTGCGAGGTCGGTCCCTTACCGGAGCGGCTGACCGCCCAGTAGTGCTTGGAGAGCGGACCCTGACGGGGGTCCTGATGGAAGTTCTTGAGGCTGTCGATGACCCGAGGTCCTACCTCATAGGACTTAATAGTAACGTCACCATCCTCGCTCAGGAGCGCCACGTTGAAGGCGAAGCGAGCGGAGGGACGATGGCCAGCATCGCACAGGGGGCAACCCTGCGGGTGCATGTCAGCGATACAGGTGAATGACTTCTGGCCCTGTCGCTCCACCCAGTGCTGGCGGTACGAGGTGTACGGCTCGTCCTCCAAGAACTTGATGATGACGGGCTTCTCGTCAATCTTCAGACGCTGTGCGTACGGGGAGTCGGCCTGCTTCGTGTTCTCCACGTTGCCCCAGCCACGCTTGATGACCCGACGTGCCGCAGTGCGGTCGATGTCGGACTCAGGAGCGGACTCCTTGACTTCTGTATCTTCGTCAGTAAACATTCCCATGTCGTTAACTCTTCTCTTTAGTGTGTTGGATAATTGTCTTCAATATGCTTCTTGAAACCCTTCCAGTTAGGACTGTTGGGGTCATCAATGGCATATTCTATTGCCGCCTCCACAAGAAACACAAGTTGTGCCTCGCTGTAGAGACGCCGCCCCCTGATCGCCTTACCCGGAATCTGCTCCGACTTCGGCGGTGGGGTGCGGAATGAGGCTGGGGGTATCCAGCCTTTGGCTTCCCATGAGCGCACGGTCCCCGGCTTGCGGTTCAACGCTCTGGCGAGGGAGCCAATAGTGTAGAACCTCTTAGTTACGCCGTTGACCGAGTACTCCTGTGAGGGAAGAGACTCTAGCCACTGGTGGGTAGCGGGGACGTGGACACGCCCACGATTCTTAGGTGCCACTGTGCCGGGGTAGTCCTTGTCATCTTCTTCTACCTCACCGGCGAGGCGCTTGAACAGGTCAAGTGGATCGTCGCTCACGAAAGTCCCTTTAGTTTCTTACGGGCTTTACGAACAACGGCCCTCTTACCAAAGGAGTGGATTACGTAGTAGCAGTCGGGTGAGCGCACAAGACAAGTCCACTTTAGCAGTCCGACTTTATCTACTTGAACAATTTCATATGGCATTATATCTGTCGTTTTTCTTGTC